AAAGTGTATCCATTGATTTTCGCGGACATTTGTTCACCCCACGTGGACACTCTGTTTGTCTCTAGCACATGGACAGTGTACACACATCATAGACAGTCATATGACCATGTACAAAAGGTACAATGTATTTGTCACTGATATGTTTCACGTGAAACAACACATAGTTAGTCATGCCTAACACATCCGGAACAGTGTACACGGCTCACGCACAAAACAGTGTATTTGTTTTCGAACATTTTGACAGTTTTTGACGAACAGAGCCGCCGGGTGTAATTATAGCCCCGGAAAAATCGTTGCGTATAGGGCCGTCCAGGGCTTCACAGACCGTTGTGTATATTGCACAAAATAGAGGGCGAATAATTGAGTAATTATTGTGTAGTATTTAGACTTGACGTATGGTAATATATAGACAAGCCCAAAAGGGTGAAACAAAAGAAAAGGACGGGAAACAAAAATGTACAAGCCAGGAACTTATATTGTAACGTGGGACGATGACCGGGGCGAATTTCATCGGGGTCCGATTTTTGATAATGAACTTGATGCCAGGGCATTTGCAAATCGCATCTGGACACACCACGATGTGGTGGAAGTTGAAATTGTTAAGTGTATATACAAAAATAAGCGGCGGCATCCGGTAACGGTAGCTAGTGCACACAAATAATAAACAAAGCCCCCGGTTTCTCGCCGGGGGCCATTATTACAGGCAAATCTTGATTTTACGGGTTTTCTTGTCGCCAGTCCTGATTGATAATTGCCATATTATAACCTCCTTAAACTACGCCGTCCTGACGTAGATATTGAAATTTGTTTCTTTGTAATCTCCACCATCATTTGTTAGTTTAACAGTGGCCATTCCCAATTTGCCGGTTACCGTCACAGGCTGTCCATAGTTCCCGGCCCTCACCCAGGTCCCGCCGGTCAACGCTTGCAATCTAGCAATCACTTTGGAATCGCTTTCCACCGGCATAGTCTGATTTCTGTAGTTGACATAAACAGAACCGACAGGATATAGTTTAGCGAACATTGTTGTAATATCTCTTACACTTTCCTGTGCGCTTGTCGCCGCCGCCTGTGCATCCGTCAACGCCTTTTGAATACCTGCCCCCGGCTCTCTTACGTAGGTCCATAACTCTGTCACTTTATCAACGCAAGTCTTGACCGCATCAAGAATCCAGTCCAGGTTAAGCTGGTGTGTGTCCGGGTATGGAAAGTGGTTAAAAAGTCCCATAAATTACACCTCCTTAGTATACCATTATACAAAACCGGTGTTTGAAATCGTCTATAATATACGTCTCCAAATCGTTGCGGCGCATATCAAGTTCTTCCCGCATCATCTGTTGGGTAGTCGTAACACCGATATTACCGTATAGGTGTGCCGTATGTTTCACGCTTGTTTCTCTTGTTACTGTATTGTTACTATTGTTCGTGGCACTTGCCGTACTGTTAGCAGTGTCTGTCCCGGCATTTTTTGTGCGGTTTTTGAAAGTTTCTGTGTTAAATGCCGTTTCGGATTCAGTGCTTTCGTTCGTTCCGTTCGCCGTGCTTTCGGTATTGCTAGTACTGTTACTCGTTCCTGTTTCTTTTTCGGTATTTGTGTCCGTGTAGTCCTCATTCCGGTCAAAATTGTGTATGGGGTTGTACTCGGCCGTCAATGCGGCTTCCACCCTCTGCCATTCCGGTAGTCTGGTATTGCTCCACGCTTTTAGAATCCGCTTGAACACATCAGCATTCGGGTAGAGGGCTTCCAACTGCCCCAATTCAGACAGAATTTCATCGACAAACTCTGCTTTATTTGCAGAAATGGAATCCGGTAAAGCAAAATCGTCAAAAATAGTGGAGTCGTAGTTATACAGTCCCAGGTAACTGACCGTCGGGCGCATCCTGTTCCAGCACATTTGCAAATTCCTCCTTGTTCTCACGCCAGTCTACGGAAATTTCGATACCAAACATCTGTTTGGTTTTCTCGCAACTTTCCAGCCAGCCCTCTAGCCAGCTATCAGCCATGCACCGGGTTTCAAAATTGTTAATACCAATTTCGCCACTCGCTGTGCGCTCCCTCTTGTTATAGTTAGCGTTAGGTATGCCCACGGTGGTACAGAACATATTATCGATATTTAGCAGTGCTTCTATCAGCCGGTCAGAAATGTAATTCTGCCCCACGTTTTGCTCAAAAAACGGGGTGCTGAACTCTCCATCGTCGGTGAACATGGACTTGTCAACTACAACTGCGGGGTCGCCGCTTGCCACACGGTCAAAAGCCTTCTTGAAACTTTCCGCAGTGGCATGATTTTTCGCCCCGAAAACATACGCCAGCCGGGAATTGAAAAGGTTAACCCCCATAGCCTGCGCCGCCAGTGCCATATAATCCCCGTAAAAGCTGACCAGGTCCATAATGCCGCCCCAATCCCGGGTACATTTGAAAACTGTACACTGCTCATTGATAATAGGGGATTTGATACCTTGCAATAGCGGGTTTGCGATATAATACTGCCGTGGCTGATAGAATACATTGTATCCTGACGGCTGACCGCCCTGCGGAATCACTCCGTACTTGTCCGTCTCGATAATTGCTACGGACCCTCCGATATAGAGCGAATATAGGAAATAGTCCTTGCTCCAAAACTCTGGCATTGTCCACTCAAAGACAGACATGGCCTTTTGGAGCAAATACCGCCGGAAAAATGTGGCTGTTGCGGTGTTGGTTACATGGACTCCGGACGGAGATGTTTTTGCATCAATCACGTTTGAGTAATTGTAATAGTATGGTAAATCCAATTTGTGTCACCTCTTTGCCATATACGGCTTGAATTTGAAAAGCATCCAAGCGGGAATCCCCGTCGGAGTGGGAACCGGTCCGGGTGGAAAATCCGGGTGGTAGATAAACCCCTGAAATGCATAGTTGCCATTGATTAGCCATTGCGCCATGTTGGTATTTCCAACTGTTGTGTTGGTCCAGAAATACCCCTCCATATCCGGGGGATATTCGGTCAACGGTCTACGCCATGCGGATTGCGATATAAGCAGGGTCCCGTCAGTGTTGACCCGCTCCACCACTGCCACGTGACCGGCCCCGCCGTCCAGGTCCTCATAACACGCAACGGCCCCAACCTGTGGAACCTGTCCGGTCCGGTATGCGCCACTCGCTAGGGCATCTGACCACCACTCGCCGCCGTTGGAAGTTGGTAGTGCCGGACGGCCCCCACCAATTTCCCAAAAACGGCCCCAGGCATAGCAAGTGCAGTTAGGTAGACCATAGCCCGACTGATAAAACACATTATCAGTATAGTATTGTGAATTCTGCCACATTCCGTTAGAATCCAGACGTGGAACAAATGTAGACATTAGTCCAAATACACCCCGCTCTGTAACTGTGCTACAATCGCTTGTTTCTCCTCCGGGAACATTCCGACACCATCGTCAGAGGCGAGTACAGTACCGCATTGTACATAACCTCCGATATGTGTCCGCAACTGTGCAAAGCCTCCAAAAGGCAGCCCCACCACATTCGCCACCGGGGCTTGAGAAGTGTAAAACCGGCTATGAAGTACGGGATTTTCTGCAAATCCTGCAACACTGCCATTTGTTCCGCTGGTAGATGGAGCCGGGATTAGTGATTCGGCGGCATTTAGCACACCATTTACAGCTCCTCCAATGTCGAGCGAAAAACCGGAACCAACGGCAGATAGCACATTTTTAGCGGCGCCGATATAGTCATTGACGATTTGCCCAATCTGTAACGGCACACCGATTTGCACACTACCGGCGGCTAGGTCCGTTGTCGCTCCGTTTGCCGCAACTGTATAGATTTTATATGGAGACGCTCCTGTGCAAAAATCAATCAGCACTTGCAAACGCAAGTCAGTATTGTGATTGCAACTCATGTCCAGAGGGATTGTCCCAATCGGTGCCCAGTACAAATCCCTCAGTGTAAAAGGTGCAGTTTCGACAAATAGCCCCCTGTCGGTAAACTGTGGGTGCAATGGCATTGTACACTTAAATTCAAATGTTCTAGTCGTTGTACCAATTCTAAATCCGGTAACGGTGAAATTCCACCATCCAAAAGGCATAGAGAAAGTCGAATTTGCGAACCCTTGCGGAAAAGTTGGGAACCACATACAACTGGTAATATATTGTAGCGGATTGAATAGGGCTTTGAACAAACTTTCGGAAATATCTGTAATTCCTGAGAACGCCCAGTTTGGGGACTCCATCAGCTTTTTGCAAAACGATCGGAAGTTGGTGTTGTCAAATGCGTAGTATGATACGCACCCAACGCTATTTGCATCACTGTTGAGTATGCCGACTACATAATATCCGTCTTTGAGATTGTAGGCCATATTACCCGTCAATGTGGGTAATAATGTGGTGGTGGTCTGGTCACCAACGGCCTGAACCGGTGTGATATAATCTGGAATGCTGGTACTGGTTAAGGTAGACGAACGGTTGACATACGCATTGAATGTTAAAATTGTGTTACGATATGTAGCCAATACGTCAACATCAAGATAACATATCCACATACCGGAATCATACTCCCAGCGTCTCACCCAGTAATACCGGGATGTTTCCGGGATGAACGCATAGTTGATGTTACGGGGCATATATGACACACCGGCTTCGTTGGCTCCAAACCACAATTTTACGACAGGGTGCAAAATGTCAAATGGTTCGACAAATTCACCCTCATACCTCCATGTGGATTTTGAAAAATCTTTAATTTGTGTAGAATTGTACGGTTTTCCGGTAGTTTCGAACACCAAATTGACCATATAATCACCCCTTGTTTATATGCCCCCATAAAGGGGGCATATTTTAATCAATCCAGACACAAAACAATTCCGTTTTCCGTGAAATCGTTCATCCAACGCACGGTGTAATGGTCCCAACGAACACTGTAACCGCCCCGGGCGTTAAGCGGGGTAGTGCCGCTCCACTCGTTAATAAGGCTTGCCCTGATAGCTTCCTCGTCAAAAATTACCCCGAAAACGTCAGCAGTAACAGCAGACGTTGCGGTGGTAATGGTGCCATCGGGTGCCAGATAGGACGGGGTAACATTGACGGTTGCGGGGCTGTCAATGGACTGCCAGAAACTGACCGGCTCAAAATCCACAACTTTCAGGTAATCATCGTTGTAGGTGGTGGACATGACGGTCGTGTCAATCATGTTCGCATCATCGGAGAGCAAATACACCTTCTGTCGGTCCAGCGGGGTATGGCGGGTAATGGGCTTGCCGGTTACATTGATATGATATTTGACGGTCCGATTGGTCAACTTTTCGGACAGCGTACGGATATAACCCAGCATCCAGCGGCAAAAATCCGTCCAGTTTTCGGGCTGTCTCACGGTTTCGGCAGTGAGGGTCTTTCCGGTGATTCCGTTGTACTTGGTAACAAGGTGGATAACGTTGTCCGTGTCACCCTTGAGTTTGCCGCCGATAAAGTTCAGCACTGCCAGCCGGGCTTCCGTTTCCTTATCCTGCTGAACCATATCGTCAAGATTCTGATACAACATCGCCCAGAAACGGCCCAGTTCGGCGGGGCTGGAAAATGCCACGTCCAACTGGTCCTTAAAAATGGGCAGGTCCCGGGAGTAGGTGTTCCCGCCGTAGAAATTCAGCTGAAGAATCTTCGGCTTGTGAATCTCATACATATCAACGGACTGATTGTCCGCAAGAGTGTACTCCACGTTATTCTCCGGGTCCTTGTCCACAACCTGGACTTTGCGGGTATAGCCGCCCCATTTCTGACTGTCAACGTACAAACCGCTGAATTTCCCACGATAAGGACGGATGGAAAAATAGGTGGTAGACAGCACCTGACTGATTGCGTTCAGCAGGTTATCATAACCGCATTTAAGGGCAGTCGTGCCGACACTTGCAAAGTTGGCAGTGGTAATTTCACCAACATCTGCCGCTCCTCTGACCTGTGCCAGCGTAGCCTTCAGAAGGGTGCTTACCTGTTCAAAATTGAGTTCATTCTGTGCCATTGTTCATATACTCCTTTCACTTCTTACCCCGGTTTCTGCCGGGGTCCAGGATACTAGCGGCAACGTCTGCCGCCGTCATTTCGGTATCGGTCTGCCGGGACACGTTAATCATGGCCCCCTGAACAGCTTTCATCATATCCTCAAACTGTTTCTGCATGGTGGACATCATTTCCTCCATGGGGGACTTCTCCGGCTCCTGCTTCTGCTCCTGCTTCTTCTCCGGCTCCTGCTTCTGCTCCTGCTTCGGGGGGTCCTGCTTCAGGGCTTCCTGCTTCGGGGTTTCATCCGTCAAAATGGGGGCCAGGGCTACAATCTGTTCAGCCGTGAAACCCGCATCTTTCAGAGCGGTAATCTGTTCGATTTTCATACATTTCTCTCCTTTTCGGTAATATAGACATCATAACCGGCCTTTTTCAGTTTCGCCGCAAGCTTTTCTGCGTTCGCTTTGTTCTTAAACGCACCCATCTGAACACAGTAAAGAACATCCTTGTTCGTTTCCTGTTTGGGGGGAACATAGTCCACTTCGAACTCTGCACAAATGCTTTCAGCAATGGCTTCGGCAATATCCGTTCTACGGGCCATGATAAAGGCCGCTCCTGCCGGGGTATCGTGAAAATCAACCTCAAACAAGACGGAAGTCGCCGCCATCATGCGGCACTCGTAGAACGTCTTATTTTGCTGGACACTTGACCAACGGTCCGTAGGCTGTCCGATTTTCTTCATCGCATAGGACAGAGTATTCGCAAGGCTTTTACCGGCCTCATAGTAGTAGGCAACACAGCCACGGGCAACTCCTGCCCCACCTGCATTGCTATGCAAGGCCAAATAATAATCATAGCCCAGCTTGTCGCAGTCGGCGGGTCTGCCGTCAATGCCCATCTCCGTATGATAGCAGATTTTATGCTTCACCCCACACCGGTCCAGAGCCTTGCCAACTTCTGCCGCCAGCAACTCCATTTGCTCCATCTCGCTACCGTAGGTCCCGCAACCGTAGTTTCTGTTCTGGTCGGACGGACTAATGTATATACTAGGCATACATTACACCTCTTTGATGTTGGACAGCTTACCTTCCAACCGCTCCATCACCTGCGTGTTCCGGTCCAGAGCATCTACCCACGCTTTACTTTCGATTGCGTGCGCTTCCCGTTCCTTCTGCTGAGAATAGAACAGGTAGCAAACACAAGCAATCGGGAAACCCACATTGCTAATCAATGTGGTAATCAACTGTACAGTTTCACTCATAAATTTTCCCCTTTCATGTTCGTTTTTTGGTTGCGGGCCGGGGGAGTTGCACCCACCGCTCGCCATTCTCGCCGCTACTCGCTCCTGCAAATGCGTGACCCCGTTCTTGCGGTGGACTGCCGCACGGGCTTCCTTCCGGGAGTGTCCTTGCCCACGGGGTCACTACGCACAATATAGCACATTTGTTTGATTTTGTCAAGCACCAAAATAGCGGTTTAACAAAATTTCACACAAACGTTCTTCAAAAATTATCTTGCCGGTTATATACTTCGCCCATATCCAGTTATATTTCCTGCGGAAATTCGTCAACTCGGCATCTGATAGGCCGAACCGTGTCGGACCGCCGGAAACGTGGGTAGTAATATAGAGGTTTTCGCCGCCCTTGCGGCGGTAGATACACAACTCCCCGATATTTACTAATGGGTCATAATTGCGTAGGTCCTCCGACTTGTTTGGCATCGCCAGGTCCTCCCCGATATACTTGTTGTCCAGGGCCATTGCACCAAATTCTGTCCCAGCGGTCATACGATATAGGGCAGTTTTGCTTTTTGCCGCTGAAATAGGGCTGTCCATGATATTTACTAACATGATACCCCGGTCCGGCATATAACTAAGTTGTTGATGTTTGCGTTGCATCTGCACAACTTTGTTCACCAAACCCAACCCCATATAGATTGCATTATCCAACCGGTTAGAGTTGGAGAGACAGAGCAACTTGACAGGCGGTTTCCCCAATAATTCCCGGTTACGGTTGATAGTTTCGTATGCATTCATCAGAGCCATACATTCTTCCCGGATAGGACGTGCGTGTGGTTCGGGGATAAATTCATCGTATATAATTATACTATATTGCTCACCGTTAAAACCTCTCAAATTACTGATAGTTGATAACGCCAGCATCATTCCAACCAGTGGACCGTCCGGGACTAGCTTATCTCCGTCCGGTACTCTGCGAACGATTTCCGTTGTATATTTTCCAGATTTTGACAGGCCCACACATTCGCCAATATCTTTATTCAGCCGGGCAAATGGGTTATTGCTTTCGTTCGCCGCAAGAAATTCCGTTTCGGTCAACGTGCGCCGTAGATAGATAAATGGTATTTCATTTTCAATCACATATTTCAATGCGCCATAGGTCTTGCCGACACCTCGTGCGCCGGTACAAAATATAAAGGGGTATGGCTTCTCAACGATTTTCGGAACGTCAAGCCAGCCCTCCGGCGTGTAAATATTTTCCATGCTAACCCTCCATATAGCAAAAGCCCGGTTTCCCGGGCCTTTGATGTGAAACTTAGTCGGCGTACACGCAGTTGATAAACTCCCTGCCGCCCTTGCTGGTGCCGGTGGAAACACGGATGTGGTGAACGTCCAGTCCGGTCTTAGCGAAACATTCCAGCATCGCCTCGAAAGACTCGATGAACGTTACGGAGTTCGTGGCATACATCTTTTCTCCGGACTTGATAGAGAGGATTTTCCGCATCTCACCGGTCTTGCGGTCGGCATCCGCAAACAATGCCCACTTGTCAAGGGCCAGTGTCTCACCCTTAACAGAGGTCATTTTCTCGATTTCCGGGGACGTGGTGAGAAAATACAGGTCTGCGCCCTCTACGTTCTTGCTCATTTTGATAATTTCCATTGTTGTTGCTTCCTTTCAGTTTTTGATTTTTATTTTGTGTTGGATTCCAACCGTCTATATTATATCAGTGCCTATTCCATTTGTCAATGTTTTTCTTTTGTAATTTCCCTTAACAATTTGTCATATTCTGCCGTGATACCTAGTTGATACGTACTATCTCTAATCACTACATTAGCAGTTATCGGTAGTATGTGTCCGTCAACAGATAGAGACGTGATAGCCGGGTGGTCGTTGTACATCAGTTCGGCACCACCAGCCCTGCGGAACAAAAAGCCAGGATTTGTGTTGACAAACCGCTCCAACCCCTTGCCGTACTCGTCCCCGGCGTCCAACTCCGAACCGCCCTCTTTTTTACTTACTCCGGCTATAGTGACGTGTGTTTTCCCGTTTTCGTCCGTGTATGCGTACTTTTTGGCCCCCAAAGTTGCAAAAGTGGGGTATTTTCCATCCGGTTCAAACACGCCCATATAATGGGCTTCGCCGGAAGGGTCAACAGCCCAGGCCCCAGACTTTTTGCTTGCCGCTATACGGTCATTATTATATGGTGTCCAGTCGGGGAGAACATTTGTCTCTAGGTACTTGACAGAATCGGTGTCACAATATACAAATCTGGTTCCCACCAAATCAATACCGAGTTGCAAGTGGTATCTCGCCCAAGCCGTTGTCCAAACACCCCACGCATATGTCAAAAAGGCATTACGCTGAGCATCTGCAAGGGCTTCACCAATATCCAAGGCATCTTCGCCCCATTCTCCATCAAAATAGACCTCAGGCTTTGCGGGGTTTTGCGCCGTCATACCATATACGCTATTCAACTTCGCCTTGCTTTTTGCGTATATAAGTTCCTGCCCGGGGACGTTCTTCAACTCCGTCTTTTTGTGATAAAGGTCACACAAAACTCCCACCATTTCCGGCGGCAACTTGCCATAGGTGGAGTAATAGCCGCTTATCACGGTAAAAACCCCGGTGTAATGGTCAACGATAACTTGCAAGTCAATATCCGTCACTGTCAACTCTAGATAGTCGGCGGCAATCACTCGCCCATTGTCATAGACCCCGCCCACAATATTCCGGCACTTATCCCTTGGGATATATGGGCATCCGTCTGATATATGCCGTAAATGGCAATTTGATATAGCAATCCGGGCCAGTGTTGCAGTTCCTCTTTTCTGCATTGTCAAAAGTCTATCCACTGTGGACAGGCCCAGCTTTTTGAACTCACCCATCGGAAATAGATTATTGCACTGGACATCCGGGTAACTGCTGGAACGGTCTGCCGATATTACATTGTGTAATACTTTCCCGGCATAATGGCGGTTGGCGTGAGTATTCCCACCCCGGAACGCTTCACGGAGATAGGTATATACTTCCGTATCTGGAAAGATTGCACGAATTTTATAAACCAACTCTTTATTGCTTCGTATGGCATTTCTCACGTCTCGCCGTACATAACCGGTTGACGTGCGGGGGATAGTATCCAGTGTATCACCGTCCGCTTGCATTTCATTTGCTAGTGCTTCGCATAGTCCTTGGGTATCGTTTGTACAGTATGCAAGTTCATTTTGTGTCATTTCTGTCCACGGGAATCGGATTTTTGTATAATCGAACTCTTTTCCAGATAGTTTTGTGTGTTCGGCGTGCATTTTGTTCGTAAATGTGTCCAAACTCATATTAGAATGCAGATATGAACATCTAAATTCTATATTACCCCATGTACAAGCAAGGACTTTCCGGGACTTTACCGCCATAACATCTTCCCGATGGAAATTGTGAATGCCGGAAAGAAACTGGAATTCATACGACAAATTATGAACCCATATCACAAGCCGGTAATCATTTTGCACAATATACTCGTTCCAACCGTCAATCATGGCGGTAAATTCATCCCACGTCCTGCCTATTATCATACACTTTTCGTGTAGACACAAAGTCCAGATATACATGATTGATTGCTCATTCCGGCGGGTTTCTACCCATTCGCCCCTGATTTTCTCCGGGGCTGATAGTTCGGGAAAATCTTCCGGCTTTAGCCGGGTTGTTTCAATGTCAAAAGCGGCAATTTGATTTAGCGTGACCGCCTCATTTCTTGCGCTTTGTTTTTTTCGTCCCCCCTTGCTTTCCAGAGGTTTTGCCGCTTGTAGATACGGGAGCGCGCTTCCGGCGGTTATTCTTTTTAACTCCATCTTCTGCCGCCTCCCTGTATTCCTTCCGCAACGTTCCACCCGCAGAGGATTTTAGAAATTCTGCAAAATTCGCCTTTACCTTTTCCGGGTCAATGTTCAATTCCTTCATATCCCTAATTAGGTCAATGATTTGTTCACTATCATACATTTCTGCAAGGCCCTGATGGATACGCATATTCAAAAATTCCGTGAACAAATGGAAATCCTCATTTGTGCTGATAAAGTCAATCCCACGGGACTGGAATGCTTCAATGTGTTTATTTATATTTTTCCTAATGCCTCTTATGGTAGTTTTTTGCGGCTTCTCGAAAAATTCAACTAGATTTTGCAATCCAACGGCAAGGTCTGCGGGGTTGGTCAACTTGCTAGCCGGTCTGAGATACTCCTCAAACGTTTTATATCCATCTGTCCAAGCAAATCCGGCCTTTTTGATACTCCGCAGACGTTGCATTGCCGTTTTGCGTAGTCTGATATACTCGTCCTTTGCAGACCGTACGGCATTAGGGTCCCCGGCCCAATCATAGACTTTCGACGGGTCGTAGTAGTAATCCGGGAGCTGGTAACGGCTCCCCTCTGGTTTTAACCATTTTGTTTGCTTTCGTCTTGCCATTTCCAATACCCCAACTTAAAAAGCCGGTTAAACTCATACATTGCTTCTGTCCACCAAAAACAATGTGGTGGTTGTTTAAACGCAAATTGCACCACTTTAACAGCTTTAGAGTGGCTGTCCGGCATGGACAAAATCCGCTTCCACATATTGACAGCTTTCATATTATCTCCCCTCACATACTTCTGCAATCTCGTCTGTAATGTAGCCATACATTCCGGCGCAGGTGTGGACGTACCGTTGGCACGTCTTGCAGTTGGGAATGATACGGTCCCGGATTTTCCATGGCAATTTACGGATATAAGCACACAGGTCTATATCTTTTACCGTTGCCCAAGTGGTGGTATATACGTCCCCATAGTATGCCGTAGGGGCATAGGGGATATATTTCCCGGTCGATTTGTCCACGGCATAGGGGGCACAATGTACGCCCTGGATTATTGCCGCCGCGAACTTGCCGTCCTTAACTAAGATTGCATCGTTGTGGCCTTTTACCAAGTGCCAACCATCTGTATATATTTTACTCATTGTTACCAAAACCTCCAAATTTTTAACTCTAAATCAGTTTTGTTTCCGGCGCACAACATCGGAAATGTTTTATACTCCCACCACTCGGACCCGTCATAGCTATCTCTTTCCAACCACCAATCTTCACCCACTACTACCAAATCTTCCGGAACCTCTGGAATACCGTAACTATTATCATATTCAATATTTTCAGCTTGCTTTTCAAATTCACCCCAACTACATACCGCATTTATACTTCTGCGCCCAACCCATATAACATCATTAGGGTTTTTCCGTGCTCTCTCAATACGGCTCTAGTCTCCCGCAAAAGATTCATCGCTTACACGCCTCCTATAATATACCCGATAGCAATAACTTGTGCTGTCCCAACGGGGGAGCAACACATATTTCTCCCCGGCTCTGCGGCCACCGGCAACACCCGTTATCAAGTTGTCGCTATCTTTCAAGCGGCGGGACACATAGCCCCGTTCGGATTTAATGTCATACACAACAATTTTTCCATTTTCATAAGCATGTGCAAATTCACCGTATGTCATTTTACTTTACCTCCAAGATTTTCTCAGGCAAATACCCAGCTTTAACAAGTTCAATCGCCCGGCATTCCATTTCTTTATACTGTTCATCGCCGTCATTTTCATACGTCCATTTAAGCATTTTTGCCATTGTCTTTTCGTCCTTTCATATCGGGAGTTCCTCTCCCTTTGTGATTATATTATACCACACATCCTTCTAATTTCAAGTTGGAATAATACACAATAATTACTCAATTATTCGCCCTCTATTTTGTGCAATATACACAACGGTCTGTGAAGCCCTGGACGGCCCTATACGCAACGATTTTTCCGGGGCTATAATTACACCCGGCGGCTCTGTTCGTCAAAAACTGTCAAAATGTTCGAAAACAAATACACTGTTTTGTGCGTGAGCCGTGTACACTGTTCCGGATGTGTTAGGCATGACTAACTATGTGTTGTTTCACGTGAAACATATCAGTGACAAATACATTGTACCTTTTGTACATGGTCATATGACTGTCTATGATGTGTGTACACTGTCCATGTGCTAGAGACAAACAGAGTGTCCACGTGGGGTGAACAAATGTCCGCGAAAATCAATGGATACACTTT